GCTGCCTCTCCAGCCTGTGTTCCTGCTGAGACTGTAGGGGCTACTGGTGCCGCCTCTGGTGTTGCCGAAGGTGTTGAACCACCGTAAGTAAGTTTTTGTCCTGGTCTGATAAGATTGTAATTGCTTCCTATAACAGCTTTATTGGCATTATAAAGGTCTTGCCATGTTTTATAACCCAGTTGCTTATAGAGTTTACTAAGAGTGTCTCCCGACTTGACAATATATGTGGCCATTTATTAGATGTACTAAATTATACATCCTCGTTTATAATTACTATGTTCCTATATGTAATATTATAACATATCATAACAAATTGAAGTTTTCTCCAAGTTGGTTATAAAAGGTCGTATAATACATTGTTACGGTTACAGCAGAGAAATCTGTGTCTAAATATCCATTCGCAAGTCTTACATAGTTCATGTACAGCTTAGACGAATCTACATAAACATCTAGTCTGGAGTTTCCAGGCCAGCCACCACCAGCACCAACATATCCCAAATAATCATTTACCACAAAGCTGATATTATCTATAAATCCAACCCCAAGATCCCACCCACTTCCTGCTGTTGGAAGATACATGGGGGGATATCCAAGAGAATGTTCATAATAGGTAGAATAGGTTTTATTACTTCCGCCTGCAAGAATGGTCTCTGCAGAGATGGTAAGTGTAAGGGTTCCTGTGTGATGTATTTTAAAAGTGTCAAACCTAGAATCTAAACTAAGGTCTGTTGGAAAGTTGCCTGTCGTTTTGCCAGATTTTGCCGCTAACAAACAGGGCTTAGTTGAATTGTTTATTGTTGTTGGTGGGGTACCATCTAGAGCATTAAAAAACAATATGGCAGTCATTCCTGAATCCCCATCTCTTGTATTTAAGTTTAAGGCCCCACCATTAAAAGAACAACCTTGTACAGGGTCGCTTCCAGAGACTGTATCATGACAATAATCCGTACTATTTAGTTTTCTGAACCCAAAAAACGAGGGAGTATACCCAAGAGTGTTTTGCCAGTCCGACTGGGTTTGCATAAATATTTTTGGAGTTTCCCATTCGCTACTAAAGGAAAGGTCTTTTGGTTCGGCACCCAAAGCATCGTATCCTGGCCTTGCAACTTTTATTATTGGATTACTCATACCAGGCATCCTTTCTTGGCTCTAAATATAATTGCACCTTTATTTCTCTCCCCTCTGTGCCATAAAAGCGGACAGTATTATCGTCAATGTGCTCAAAATAAACAGTAGTAACATCATAGACACCAGGTTCCTCGGTTGCTATCATAAACATTGCAGGAAGCATCCTCCAACCATTTAGTCCGTACGCTTCAAACCAAGAATATGCCAAAACAATAGGCTTGTAACCAAGATTGTGAACAATGTCCTTGTGATGTGTTGTCATTGGTGGTGCCGACATTAGTTTGGAACATCTAAAGTTATTGTTGTTGAGATTTTTAGTTTAAGGGTGTTCTTTGTTGAGTCTATTGTAAGATTTTTTACTGCTGCGGTTTTTACATCATATCCTGGTCTTGCAGCCTTTATTACGGGTGTTCTCATTGTTAAAACCCTATAAAAATTGAGTTTATATTGTCGTTGTTGAGTAAACTTATGTATCCTTCATTCTTAATAATAAGAGCCCCCCTAAGCCCTCCTGTTGATAGAGAAGTTGCCGACATGGTTTGTTGTGTAGACAAAGTTCCAGAAGTCATTTCTAAAGGCTTTGTTAAAAAAGCCCCTAATTGCTCTCTTACCTGTTGCTCTGTTATTGTTAGCGCCATTAATGTTCCTCCCTCTCCTCTACGTCATATATTAAGTTCAGTCCATAGATATTAAACCCAGTACCACTTGATGAGTGACTTAGTTTTAACTCTATAAACTTACCTGCTGCCTTACTTGGAATTATAAGTCTTTGTACTTTAATATCGTCTGTTCCTGCTAAGGATACGTTGTTTGTTGTACCCTCTACATTAGACCAACTTCCTGTACCACCTACTCTGTATTGGGCTGTTATATACTCCCCACTAGCGTTAGAAGGCTTGTAAACCATTTGTACTTCGTAGGCGTTTTTAATATCGTCTACGTTCTCTGCTGCACCAAATAACTTAGGTGTCTGGTATACACTCCCTTGAGCCGAACCATTTAAGGCGTACCCTAAGTCTGTTTGCCATACTTCCTGTCCGTCTACATTAGTTGTATAAGTCTCGTAAACACCACTTGCCTTGTTTCTAGTCCAATACTTAAACGGTCTGTCTACTAACACATCCCAAGAGTTTATAAGTATATCGTATCGTAAAACTACATTGTTGTAAGTAACACTATTTAAGGTAACATTGCCTATATACAGACAGTATCTTCCTCTAGGGTCTAAGCCTGCTGTAACTTGGTCTGCATTTGTGATAACAGTAATCCAGTCTTGTACTGGTCTACTTATAAGGGTTGCTTCTGTTCCACCTGCGTACATATAGACCCCCCCTCGGTTGTACCATAGCATTCTGCTCTCACTTACTTGTATAGTTTGCTTGTTAGTAGTCCCCCCATTGGTGTTTAAAACTGTTAGTGAATACTCATCCCAAGCCGCTACCTTGTCTTGTGTAAACACAAATAAAGCACCGCTATACTCTTTAAGTCCTACTATAACCTCTCCCATGTCGTCAAAGTAGTTATTAGCAGGGAAACTGTCTTTACTTACCTCACTAAATATAACTCTGGACGGGTATGTATTAGAGCCTGTTTTAACATTACCAAGGTATAATCTTCCTTTGTAAACCTCTAAATGCTTAGCATAAACATCTGCCAAACTGGACATAGAAGTTCCTGTTGTGTATTTAATTGTACCCTCTATTCCCTGAGTAACATAAAGTCTTTCTACAAAGGTGTTAGCCGCTGTTCCTACTCCTGTTCCTGTGTTGATAAAAGATACTCCGAACTCCACAGCCCCACTAGCAGTTCCAAACCCACTTCCTATAGATACAAAACTAGATCCATTGTATTTATACATGTCTGAGCCGTACACTTGATACAGTTCGTCATTACCGTTTTCTCTGTTCCAAGCGAATACTCCCCTATTAGAGCCACTTCCTGTGCCTGTTCCTATTTGTGCATAGCCTAAAGACTTAGCCAGAATCCCTGGTTTACTTATGTCTACATTGTATAAAAATGGAGACTCATTGACCTTTAAAAGTAATGGAGATGTGAATGTCTGATAACCACCGCTAAAGTCTACATACTTTTGGACTACTCTTTTGCTTCTAGCCATATTATTGATACTAAACTAAAGTCCTCTTAATATATAATTATACCATTAAGCAACTATTAGACTTTGTAGCAATCCACTAGCAGAATATAAGAATTGGTGTCCTCGCCCCCTAGTACCCACTTTTTGTTCTTCCAGTTAAACCTGTACACCTCTTTTATGTCTATTGGAAGCCTGCTTAGGGTCTCTTTTGTGTAAGTTCTAAGGTGAGATGGATCTGTAAACGAGGGCACAGAAAACACCAATCTTTGCCCTTTTTTAATATTTTCCAGCACTTTTAGGTCATCTAGGTGTTCTAACACTTCGGTACACACATAAACATCTCTATCTTTGTAGTTTTTAGACTCGTAAGCATTGCCTACCCACACATCCTTACCCTTTATCTGTCCTATTGCGTACTCGCTAAAGTCAAAACCACTATAATTGGGTATGTAATTGCTTAACTGTGCTAGTCCACACCCTATGTCTAAAACACTCTTGTCTGCTACTAATTCTTGTATCTTTTTGTAAATAGTCTCATATCTGGACATATCGGTATCCCTTTTAAACAGTTCGTTGTAATATCCACTATCCTTCTCTCGCCCTTTCCTAACAAATAAGACATCCTTGTTTTGTGCAAGGTTTGCGTACTCTAACCACTTAGACTTTCTAGGCTCGTAGTTCATTTCTGCCATAAACTCCAAAGCCTCTTTAAAATCAGGATTAGTCATAATGGCATACATACAAGACACCCTTGCCTGCTCTCCCTTTTGTAGATTCCAAAGACCTCTAGCCCTCATTAAGTAGGCTTCTGCTATCTCAGGTCTCCATACCCCCACTTTTAAGTATAGGTCTAAATGGTCTACGCACTCTTGCCACTTACTCCTGTAGAAATACTCTCTTGCTAAATAGTACCTCTCCCTTGTAGCATTAGGACTATCCATGCAAACTTTGGTAAGAATCCTCAACGCCCTGTCCGGGTCTTTTTTATGGGCTGGTGAGTATCCATACCTTATTCGTATCTCAGTATCTTGCTGTGCCGTTTTGTTTAGGTAATTATGTATATCCCCCTTCCAAAATATGTCTGGGGAGTTTTTAAATAGTCTTGGAAACTTATGAGAACCGCCAACACCATCTTCTAGGCTTACATTTAGCACTTGTTTGTTTGTTTTGCTAATTATATCCTTTATAGTACCTATTGGGGTTAGAAGTTCTTCGTCAGCGTCTATGGTGAGTATAAAATCAATACTTCCATCAACCTTAGATAATATGTGGTTTCTAGCATCACAAAACGAATCATTCCACTTAAAATCTGTATATACTTTATCTGTATACCTTTTAGCTATCTCTATAGTATTATCAACAGATCCTGTATCCGCAATATATACAGCGTCTACCCCGCTTACAGACTCTAAACATCTGGGCAACATCTCCTCCTCGTTTTTTACTATTAGCACCGCAGCTATTGTTTTTTTATTTATCATTAAGGTATTCCTCCATTTGCTCCTGAGTATTATTATATAAGCCATACCTTTTATGGAACTCCCTGTGGGCCCTTTCCGACAATGTTACTCCGTTACTTACTGAGAAACGAAGTTCGGGGTTTTCCGCAAAGTTTTGAATGTGGTGAGGGTGTAGAACCCCTCCCTTAACACCATACTTCTGACAGGTCCAACAATCCCTCTTAAAGACAGACTCTCTCCACTTTATAAAATTTATACTTCTCCTTAATCGTTTGTTTTCTGGGGTAACCCCCCCTTTCCACATTGGAGACTTCTCCCCTACGTTCCAGTATGCACTTTTCCCCTTACGAGCCTTTGACATTTTCCTTTTTGCCTCCTCTGTGTGTTTTTTATGGTGGCCCATGTTGGGATATTTTTCCCTATCAATCTTCAACCCTTTATTCCATGCCTTTACTACCCCCTTAGTCCCCTTGTTCCAGCAAACCTGCACGCCCTTAAGCCCCTTGTTCCAAGGTGGCATTGCTATTAGCTGTTCGATATTACTTGGCATTCTTCCTTTTTTTGCTAAACTCATCTTACCCTTCGCCTCTTCAGAGTGTTTTTTAAAATGCCCCATATTGGGGTACCTATCCCTGTCGATCTTTAGTCCCCTGTTCCAAGGAACTCGTTTTTTAGTATCGGCTACTGCTGATAACATAGTTAATTATACCATTAAGCCTTACTAAACGGAGGAAGGGCATATTTTTCTCCAATGACAGGTGTAATTTTGTCGCCATAAACATAGAAACATAAATCAACACCACTTGC